GACACAAAGTTGCACCCGTTAAAAAAGGTGTAAGAAAATCTTTAGTGATGTGGTTTGGAGGACCACCATTTAAATGAGTCAACTTCAAAGAAAGATATTATTTCCAACTGCTGTTTATTTTAAAGACATACCTAACGCTAAAGAACTTAATAAATATCTATTCAAAGAAATAAAAAAGTGGCGTAAAGCAGATCCTGAAGGAGAAAAGAAAACAAACTCTGGTTTTGGTTGGCACAGTAAAACAGATATGGATAAGAGAAAAGAATATAAACCTCTTATCGATGAATTATTTAAAATGGCTTACGAGTGTAATAAAGATTTTGGTATTACAGGTAAGTTAGGACTTGGTAATATGTGGGCTAATATTAATCCAACGTACAGTTACAATAAAACACATACACATCCTAACTCAATGTGGTCAGGTGTATACTATATTAAAGTGCCAAAGAACTCAGGTAAACTATTTTTAGAGGATCCTAGACCAGGACCAAATACACATATGCCTAGAAGAGTTGACAGTTTACCAGAAGCATTATGGAGAGTATGTGCTTACGAACCTATGGAGGGACGTATGATCTTTTTTCCATCTTGGCTTCCTCACGGTGTTGATATAAATATGAATACAGACAAAGGTGAAAAGAACTGGAGAATATCTGTGTCTTATAATTTTATACAAATATGAGTTTTAAAAAAAATAAATATCAAGTTATTCGTGGTGCTATATCAAAAGAGGTAGCAGACATAGCCTATAGGTATTTACAAATATCAGCAGAAGCAGATCACTGGATGTTAAACAATGGTGTAACTCATGCTGGCAATAAACTTGTAGGTAATTTTAACGACCCACAAGTTCCAAACTCTTACGCTAAATATGGTGATAGATTAATGGAAACACTGTTAGTTAAAACTATAGCTGTGATGCAGAAGAAGACAGGACTTAAACTGGTGCCAACATATTCTTACACAAGACTTTATAAAAAAGGTAATATTTTAAGAAGACACAAAGATAGACCTAGCTGTGAAATATCGACTACATTAAATCTAGGTGGAGATAACTGGCCTATATTTATCGATCCTACGGGGTCTGACAACGTCATAGACGAGTATAAATCCATACACAAGCCTGGTGCACCCAAAGGTGTAAAAGTGGACCTAAAACCAGGGGATATGCTTATTTACTCTGGATGTGAGTTAGAGCACTGGAGAGAGCCTTTTCAAGGTGAATTATGTGGCCAAGTATTCCTACACTATAATCATGCAGATGGACAGTTTGCAAAGTCTAATTTGTATGATAAAAGACCTATGCTAGGAATAGTCAAATAACGTTGAATATCAACGCAATCTAATATAATCTGGAGATCTATGCTACAAAAGATAGGGTTTCAACCTGGTATAAACAAACAAATTACTGCGACAGCTGCAGAAGGTCAGTGGATAGACTGTGATAATGTCCGTTTCAGATACTCTACACCTGAGAAGATAGGTGGTTGGAAACAGTTAGGCGCTGACAATGTTACAGGTGCAGCAAGAGCCTTGCATCAATTTACAAATAGTGAAAGTAGAAAATACTCTATCATAGGCACAAACAGAATTTTATACGCATACTCAGGTGGTGTGTTCTATGACATACACCCTATTAAACTCACAACAACACTTACAAATGCTTTTAAGACAGCCAATGGGTCAACTGAAGTTACGATAAACTTTTCTACTGATCATAATATACAAGCAGGAGACATAGTATTATTAGATAACTTTTCATCTATTACAGATTCAAACTTTGGTGCATCAGATTTTGATGACATAAGATTTATGGCAACCACAGTGCCAACATCAAGCACGATTACAATAACAATGCCATCAGCAGAAACAGGATCTGGAACGGGAACTTCTTTTTCAGGCGGTGTTAGAGTTAGACACTATTATCACGTGGGTCCTGATGTACAAGCAAAAGGGGATGGTTGGTCACTTGGATCTTGGGGTGGAGAAGAAGTTGGAGCTTTTACTACAGTTTTATCTGCAGATATAAATGCAGTTACAACAACAATAACTTTAAATGATACATCACAACTACCATCGTCAGGAGACAGTTTTATTTTAATAGGAACAGAAGAAATAAAATATACGGGAATTTCAGGTAACACTCTAACAGGTGTAACAAGAGGTGTGAGAAACACCACAGCAGCATCTCACTCTGCTGGAGCTACAGTTACAAATACATCAGGTTTCGTAGCGTGGAACCAATCAGCAACAGGAGATTTAACACTAGAACCCGGTATGTGGTCTATTGATAATTTTGGTGATAAAGCTATTTGTTTAATCGTAAATGGTGAAGTGTTTGAGTGGGATTCAACAGCAACAAATGCTACATCAAACAGAGCCACTATTATTGCAAATGCACCCACAGCATCAAGACACATGCTCGTATCTACACCGGATAGACACTTAGTATTTTTTGGCACAGAAACCACGGTTGGAGATAAAACTACACAAGATGATATGTTTGTAAGATTCTCTGATCGAGAGGATATTAACACTTATACAGCTACAGCAGACAATACAGCCGGTGCACAAAGACTGGCCGACGGATCACGGATCGTGGGAGCCATTAGAGGTAGAGATGCAATATATGTATACACAGATACAGCTTTGTTCTTACAAAGATTTGTTGGTCAACCGTTTACATTTGCTTTTGTGCAGGTTGGAACTAACTGTGGACTAGCAGGTAAGAATGCAGTTGTTGAGGTGGATGGTGCAGCGTATTGGTTTTCAGAGAATGGTTTCTTTAGATATGCCGGTGCTTTAGAAACATTACCTTGTCTTGTAGAAGATTTTGTATACGACGATATAAACTTGGAACATGGTAATCAAATGATTACAGTAGGACTTAACAACTTGTTTGGTGAAATTATGTGGTTCTACCCAACAGCAAACTCTTCAGTTGTAAATAGAATGGTTTGTTATAATTACCAAGACTCATCGCCAAGAAGACCTATATGGACAGTTGGTACATTAGCTAGAACAGCGTGGGCAGACTCCGCTGTATTTGGTAGCCCGCATGCACTAGAGTATGATGCAGATGGTGTGGAAGGAGCTACATCATCTACATACGTGCAGGGTAATACAGATGGTATATCAACATACTATCAACACGAAACAGGGACTGATCAAGTCAAAGGTGGAACGGTAACGGCTATTACAGCAAACATACTGTCAGGAGACTTTGATATTACACAAAGAGTTATTAGAGGCGCACAAACTAACATTGCAGATCTTAGAGGTGATGGTGAGTTTATGATGAAGATAAGAAGATTCATACCTGATTTTATTTCACAAACAGGTTCAACTAGAGTTACGTTAAATTTAAAAAACTTTCCAAATGATACAGCTGCAAGTTCATCACTTGGACCTTTTGATGTTACATCTAGCACGCAAAAAGTAGATACAAGAGCTAGAGCTAGAGCAATTGCTCTTAAGGTAGAAAATACAAGCACATCTCAAGATTGGAAGTTAGGCACATTTAGATTAGATGTACAAGCGGATGGTAGAAGATAATGGCAAAGATAGTACAAGTATTAACGAGACCTAGTGAAGAATATAAACAAGCTGTAGCAGATGCACAGGTTAGAGATCTTGACGGTGTAATACAAAAATTAAATACGACGTACCAACAAGAATTAAAGGATGAGGTTGAAGCGTTCAACCTCTTTATAAATTAATGGCAAATAATTTTATTAATAAAAAAGCAGATTTAACAACCACAAATCTTACGACACTATACACAGTGCCATCGTTTAAAACATCTGTGGTTAAATCAATTTTAGTATCTGAAGATGCAGGATCAGGAGCTAGTATTACAGTGACCTTAGTGGACGCATCGTCAAACATATTTAGCTTATTTAAAAGCAAAGCTATATCTTCAAATGCTACAACAGAGCTGTTAACACAACCTCTTGTTATGGAGGCAGGTGAGGCTTTGAAAGTCCAAGCTAGTGATGCAAACGAATTGCATGTCATAGCTTCAATCTTAGAAATACAGCCAAGAGAGGTAGCAACATAATGGAAACAATAAAACCAGAAAAGATAATAACAACCATATCTAACCTGAAAACAGGTGAAGTATATAAGACAGAGGACGAATGGAAGGCAAAAGGAGTGCCAGAAGCAGAGATTAGAAGAGATGTTCAAGTAATTATGCCTTCACTTGATTTGTTCCCTAAAACCAAGTAGTGTGAAAAAATGTCAATAATTAGATCAAATATAGCCAGACAATTACTAGCCGAAGGTGGAGCACCTAGGAAACCATTTGCAAACGGTGGTTTTGATTATGAGTCAGCTGCTGCTTCTT